TATGGATGCGTCCATAGATGATTCAGACTTTAAAAATAAAGTATTATTTGGATCAGCTGTAGGTTCCGACTTCTTTGATACAAGACCTGGTACAAGTGTATGGGGTGGTAATTATACCAACGCACTTCTAGATGAAATGCATGTAATTATCTATACTACAGATACAAATATTACCGGTAATGCTAACCAAGTATTAGAAACATATGGTTACGTATCTAAAGCAAAAAATTCTAAGACAGCAGATGGTGCTGGTAATTTCTACGTAGATATTATTAACGACCAATCTGAATGGATTTACCTACTAAACGAAGAAACATCAGCTCAATCAGCTATTGTGGATTCAGATGGTTCAGGTGGAACTAATCTTAGTTCAATTGGTGATTCATTAACTAATCTAACTACAGCTACAAGATTTAAATATCTTCTTACTAATGCAAGTTTAACTGGTGTAAGAAAATATGCTCTTGATGGTGGTACAGATGGTGCAACAGTTACTGATGGTAATTACACTACTGCTTATGATTTACTTAATGATGATCAAACAATTGATGTTAATTTACTTATTACTGGTGAAAGATCGAAAACAGTACAAAAACATGTTATAACGATAGCAGAGAGAAGAAAAGATGCAATAGCATTCTTATCTCCTAATTATTCTTCAGCGGTTAATAACCCAACAGCTACAAAGGTGATTGATTATTTCTCTGATATTAATTCTACATCCTATGCTGTATTCGATTCAAGCTGGAAAAGACAGTATGATAGATACAACGATGAGTATTTCTGGATGCCTATAAATCCTGATACAGCAGGTCTAGTTGCTAGAACAGAGTTTACTAATGAAGCTTGGTTCTCTCCTGCAGGACTTAATAGAGGATTTATTCAGAATGTAGTTAAACTATCGTTCAATCCTAATCAAACAGATAGAGATCAGCTTTATCCAAATAGAGTTAACCCTATTGTAACCTTTAGAGGTCAGGGTACTTTACTATACGGTGATAAAACTGCTCTTTCTAGACCTTCAGCATTTGATAGAATTAATGTACGTAGATTGTTTATTGTTCTTGAAAAAGCAATTGCAACTGCAGCCAAGTTCCAGTTGTTTGAGTTTAATGACGACTTAACAAGAAGAACTTTTGTTAATGCAGTAGAGCCTTTCTTAGCAGAGGTTCAAGCTAGAAGAGGTCTAACTGACTTTAAAGTTGTTTGTGATACATCTAATAATACAGGTCAGGTAATTGATTCAAATCAATTTGTAGCAGATATCTACCTGAAACCAGCTCGCTCAATCAACTTTATTACTTTAAACTTTGTTGCAGTGAGAACTGGAGTATCGTTTAGTGAGGTAGCAGGAGCATAAAATGACAGTACGTATTGATGATTTTAAAACAGCTTTAACAGGTGGCGGAGCTAGACAGAATCTATTTAGAGTAAACTGTAACTGGCCTAACGGTAGCATAGAAGGATTAGCTAATACTCCTTTCGGCGCCGGTGAAACAGAAGCATTAAGCTCATTTATGATTAAAACAGCTGCAATGCCTGCTAGAACTATCGGAGAAATTATTGTACCTTTCCGTGGAAGACAACTAAAAGTATCAGGCGATACAGTCTTTGATGCATGGTCAGTACAGATAATTAACGATAATAACTTTGCTGTAAGAAATGCCTTCGAAAGATGGCAAGATGCGATTAACGGTGCAGCTACTAACGTATCAGGAAGAGGTGTAGACGCCGCTTCTTTTGATTCATATGTTGCTAACTTAGAAATTGAACAACTAAGTAGAACAGGATCAGTCATTAAGAGATATGTTATAGTAGGTGCATGGCCAACTGTTGTAGATACAATTGATGTATCTTACGATAGTGCAGATTCAATTGAAGAGTTCGGTGTTACGTTTGCATATCAGTGGTGGGAGTCTAATACAACTTCAGTACCTACTTCAGCTAGAACTACAGCTGATGTCACTGAGCAACCAGTAACAGGTTAACTCTTCATTACATAATGAGGAGTACTTATGGCTATACAAAAGCAAGAACTATTCGGGTTCGAATTAGTTCAAAACAAAAATGACCAACCTACGCCGTCACCCATTCCTAAACCAATGGATGATGGCACTGATTTACCTGTCGGTGGTCGTATTGGATATACATATGAACAGTATAGCAAGGCACGTAATGAGCATGCGTTAATAGCTCAGTATAGAGACATTTCATTTTATCCAGAAGCAGATGCTGCTATAGATGATATTGTTAACGAAGCATTTACAGTTGAACATGAAAGACCTTCTGTAAGTATTCGTTTAGATCTTCTTAACATAGATGATAGAATAAAAGAGATTATAAGAGAAGAGTTTAAAAACACTCTTCATATGCTTAAGTTTCAAAGACGTTCTTATGATATTTTTAGACAGTGGTATGTTGATGGTAGATTATACTTTCAAGTTATTATTGATCCTTCTGATACAAAAAACGGTATTAAAGAGTTAAGACCTATTGATGCTCTAAAAATAAAAAGACATGTAAAACCTTTCTATGAAAAAGAAGCTAGAACAGGTGTTCCAGTTCTTACTAAAGTAGAAGAATACTTTGAGTACTCTCCTGATGGTGGTAATAACGGAGTAAAGTTATCTAAAGATTCAATTGTATTTTGTCCTTCTGGTATAGTGGATAGAAATAAAGGAATGATTGTAGGTTATTTAGATAAAGCAATCAAGCCTTTTAACAATTTAAGATCTATGGAAGATGCTCTTATAGTTTATAGAATAGCTAGAGCTCCTGAGAGAAGAATTTTTTATGTTGACGTAGGTACTCTTCCTAAGATTAAAGCTGAAACATATCTTCGAGATATGATGAATAGATATAGAAATAAAATAGATTATAACCCTAATACAGGAGAGATTCGTGATTCGAGAAAATTTATGTCGTTGTTGGAGGACTTCTGGCTCCCTAGGAGAGAAGGCTCAAGAGGTACGGAAATTAGCACACTCCCTGGAGGACAAAATCTTGGAGATCTTGACGATGTCAATTACTTCAAGGAGAAATTATATCAATCGCTCAATGTCCCAATCTCAAGAATCAACCAAGACAACAACTTCCAGCTCGGAAGAGCATCAGACATCTCAAGGGATGAAATTAAATTCAGCAAGTTCATTAAAAGAATAAGAAAACAGTTTGCTGAAGTATTCAATGAAGTTCTTAGAGTACAACTAGTACTTAAAGGTGTATGTACTCAAGCTGAATTTGAAGAGATGAGACAATACATCTCTTTTGATTATCTAAAAGATATGCATTTCGATAAACTTAAGCAAGTAGAACTGCTTAACGATCAATTAGCTGTACTAAGAGATGCTAATGAATATGTAGGTAAATATTTCTCTATTGAATATGTACGTAAAGTTATCTTAGGTCATACTGAAGAAGACATTGCTCGTATTGACGGAGAGATAATGAAGGAAATGGAACAAGAACAAATAAAAGATCCGGATGCGCCACCAGAACCTTTTGGTTTTGAAAGTGTAGAGCTACCAGGCCCTGCTATAGTACCATCAGGAGAAAAAGAGGTTCTTACAATAAATACTGAAACGGAAATAGTAGAGCACGATGCCATTACCAGGAACTAAACAAGAACTAGCTGATTGGATTCTACGTAGACTGGGTGCACCAGTTATTAACATAGAAATTGCTGACGTACAATTAGAAGATTGTATCGATGAAGCTGTTCAGTTCTTTTATAATTATCACTATGATGGTTCTATTAGATCATACCGTACTATAAAAATAGATACTAACTTATTAAACAGAAATAAAAGAATACATCAAAACTTAACTGCAGAATTTTTTGACTCAGATTCAAATAGTTATAGAGTTGGTGACAGAGTTATGAAGAAAGCTAGTAATACTAGAGGTTATAGAATTTTTATAAAGAAAGATTCCGAAACTGCTGATTCTGATAATAATAAATTTAGTAATTTAGATCTAATTGCAACAAACAAATTTGATGCTGTAATTTTTGATTTAGGTTTGTCATCCATCCAATTAGATGATTTATCAAGAGGTTTTTCCTTTAAGTCCCAAAGTGAATTAGATATGTCAATGGGACTGACGGAAACTTCCGTTAAACAAGTTTTAAATACTTATAGCTGTAACGACCTAAGAGATATAATAAAGACGTTTGGTGAAGAAGAAGAAGCAT